ACTAACCGCCGGGCCGGTGATTTCCACAAACGTGGAAGCTCATTCACTGCACGAGATAAGTTTTGAGTGGAAGATCGTGGCCATCTGCAACCGCAGGCACATGACGTGGAAGTGGTATATGGACGGGACTGAGGCAATGAAGATCCGGCCTGCTGTAGACGATGGGAGCATCATTATGGTGCAGCGCCGGGATGCTGATGCCACCGTCCTCCTGGCCAAGTGGGCGAAGATGGTATGATCATCTGTGGCATTGACCCAGGCCTGAGTGGCGCCATCGCCTGGATTAGCAGCGAGGGGGACGCGCTGATCTGCATCGAGGATATGCCGGTCATTAACGTGAACGGCAGGAACAAGGTGAACGCATCCGCCCTGGTGAAGCTTCTGAAGGACCGCTGGGCCGATCTGGTGGTGGTGGAGGAGGTTGGTGCCATGCCCGGCAATGGCGGGGTGAGCATGTTCAATTTTGGCTACTCAGCAGGCATTCTGGAGGGCGTGTGCGCCGCCTTGCTGATGCCGGTAAGGATGGTGCGGCCAGCCACCTGGAAGAAGCAGGCGGGCGTCCCTGCAGACAAGGGGGCATGCCGCATGATGGCCCAGCGCTACTGGCCTGGGGCAAACTATTTCGGTAGGGCGAAGGATGACGGTAGGGCAGACGCTGCCCTATTAGCAAAATGGGGGATCAATCATGTTTAAGCCACTGTTCACCAAAGGTTCTCAGTCGCCTTATGCGGCACCTGAATGGATTGACGCCAATTGCCCGCCGGCAGTGCTACGCGGCAGGCTTAAGGCCAATCTGGAAATTGCCGAGCAGGCGGCGCCTGATAGCCTGGAGAGGCACAACTGCATGAAGCGCGCGGCCCACTTAGAGAAACTGCTTCAAACCAGCGTCTGAGCAAATTGTTCCATGTCGATCACGCGCTTGGTCCAGCCGTTGCCGAACACCTTGAAGGTCGGCAGATCCTCAAGGTATTCCATGCGCTCATTCTGGTACATGGCAATGCAAGTCTTGGGTCCGTAATAGGCCCACCAGCTTGCCACAGCGGCCAGGGTCTTGGGCCCCACATCACCGTCAGGGGTGACGCCAACAAGCTCCTGTAGGGCCCTCACAGCGCGCCTGGGGCCACTGTTCACCGCCCAGTCAAACACGCACACATCCAGGCCGCTGGGTAGGTCATCACACTTGCACTTGTCCCAGTAGCCCTGGCCGTAGATCGCCAGGAGATGCTCTTCTGGGATGGCCTTAAGCTCCTCCACCGTAGCCTGCCGGCCTAGGTGGGCGCTGTACGTCTTCAGCGTCACGCCCTTCATGGTTGCGCCGCCAGGATCGAGAGGGTGCTGGGAGAAGCCGCCTTCTGCCGCAATGGTCTTCCGGTAAGCCTTGGCGAAGTTGTCGCGCATCAGCCTCGAGCCTCGAGGGCATCAACCTTGGCGCTCAATTCATTCACGGCATTCACCAGGAGGGCGATCACGGCATTGTAGTTGAGGGACATCAGCCCATCGCCGTTAGGGTCGCTTGCCGGCGCGGGGCCTGTGATTTCTACCGCCTCAGGCAGCACGGCAGCAACGTCCTGGGCCAGGAGGCCGGCGTTGACGATCGGCTCGCCGTTCATTTTGGTGATGTCGTTGCGGGTGTAGGTCAGGCCGGTAAGCCGGGCGACCCTTCCAAGGGAGTTCTGGATGCGCTGCTGGTTGTCTTTGATTCTCTTGTCAGAAGAAACAATCCAGCCTGTAGGAGCGGTTGCGTTACCATCATTCCTAAATTCATATACAGCAGGAGAGCTAGTGCCGACAACAAATCTTGCCCCAGCGTAGGTCGTTCCGTCATTGTAAAACTGGAATATGCTTTGAAAACCGCCGGGAGATGCCCCAATTGTATAACTATAATACGTCGGCCCGCCCGGCGACTGACCTAAAACAGTGTTGCTGCCAACTGTAAGCCCTCCGGTGGTTACCGTGATGGCATTGGCCGTCAGCGTAGTGCCGTTGAATGTTAATCCGCTAGTTCCAGCAAGAACGCCATTACTATTATATTGAACATAGGTGTTTGAGCCAGAAGCGACAACTGGAGTTCCAACACTCAACTTCATGCCATTGGCGCTGCCGTCGCAAGATACAATTGTCCTGTATCCTTGCGGGATAACAATTGCTGATCCGCCAGCAGCAGAAACCATATAAATTGAGAAGGCGCCGCTGGTGTTGTTGGTGACCGTCCATTGGCCGCCAATGCCCGAAGGTATGCTATAAGTCACGTTGGCGCTTATGGAGCCAGTGACATTGATGAAGAGCGGCTGATATTGAGCAAGCGTCAGGGTCACAATGCCCGACTGGCCCGTGGCATTCAACGCAGTTGACCCACCCAGCGCCCCATCCAAAAGCGTAAAATCGCCGTTAAGAGGGGTGTTCCAATTAATGTCGTTAAGGGCTGGAAGCGCAAGCGCCTTATTGGTGGTGTAGGTCGATGTCATGATACTCTCTCCTTAGATCGCTTGATCAGCCAGCGACAGGGCCTTCGCCACCGTCTCATCCGGCATATCCAGAATAGGCTTTGTGTTGCCGTTGTGAGCCTTTTTGGCCCGATCAGCGGCATTAATCAACGCCTGCGCCTTTGCCCTGTGCTGGCTTGTGATGCGGCCACCTGATGCGCGGGTGGGGCGGGGGGCGGTGACGTTTACATCAGGGATGGTGGGGATCTGGTATCGAGGCTGCATGAGACGGCGAGGCTGTTCAGGCTCAGGCTGTTGTTGCTGCAAAATTGCAGGCGCTCGCACACCCAAAGTTGCATAATAAGCTGCATTTGGTGCAACTTCTGTTAGGCCATGCGCCCACCCGCTTCTGCTGAACGGATTGAAAACGTCTTGTGGATTAGGGCGGCGCAGAAGAGTTGCCAAATATTGTGGATCAGTTGCTGCACGAGATAGGGCTTCTTGTGCAGCTTTTTGCACATCACCATAAAATACGCGCGAAGCAAAAGCGGTTGGCGCGGTAAGAAAACCAGCGCCTGTTCCTAAACCAAGAACGCCTTCAATCCCCGCAAGTTGAGGAACAAACCGGCTGGCAATGTAGCCAGCCGCAGTACCCGCAGCAAATCGAGGGGCAAGCCCTAATGCTTGACCATGAAGAACGGAAAACAAATCTCCATTTTGCATAAAATTAAGAAGGCGACTTTCTGTAAGAGGCTGCGTCACAAGCGGACGCAACAACTCAGAAGATCGGCTAAGCTGATCTATAAGTTGATGTTGGTTTTGCGGAAGAATTTGCCTTAATTCGGCATCGTGCGTACGAAGAAAATCAGAAAGACGAGAAATATCATTGCTATTTAAAGCGTTACTAAATTCAGCGCGAACACGTTGATTTAGCGTTTGTGCTCCAATTTGATCAAGTCGATCAGACATGCCTGGAATTTGTTGAATGATGTCTCGATATTGTGGAGACGCTCTAAAGCGATCTAATTGCTGTTCAGTAAAATTAAGGCGGCGCCCATCTTCAGTCAGTTTTCCAACAAGCCAATCTCCAACTGATTGATCAAGTGCCGCGCGATCAATGTTTGGAAGAGACGCAATTTCATTATAGTTCCGCAAAGCTGTGTTGCGAGAGCCAAGCATGTTGTCCAAAAAATTTGCGGAAGGAATAACAGGCATCCCAGCCTGGGGGCTGCCTTCAGGATAAGTCCGAGCCGCAGAACGCAAATAATCAGTACCAAAAGTTTGGTGATATTGCCTTGTTGCGTTGCGGGCTGCATCCCAAGCAGGGGCTGCTTGTGTATAATCTGTGCCTTGCATGGATTCTGGAATTACATGTCTTGTTTCAGACATGATGTCATCAAGATGTGTAGTTAGAGCAATCGCACCAGAGCGGTCCATAACATTTGGGTTGCGAGCAATAGTGTTTGCAAATTGTTTTACTTTTTGAAGTTCCTCTAATGGAATGCCATCTATTCCAAATGTTTGTAAATTTTGAACATACCGGCGCAATTCAATTGGCATATTTTGATATGTGGCATCGCCCATTTCACGCAATGCGTTACCAATAGCTGTATTGACATCAGCGGTATTGTATCGAGCTTGAGAAATTGCCGGATGACTCCAAGCATTTTCTTTTGCTTGAAACAAAGCGTCATGAATGGCATCAAACGTACTGCGCGCCGCCTGAGAAGATGACGACATAGGATTGGGGCCAATTGGAAGATTGAGCGCCTCTTGCATAGATTGATAAGGAGCGGCCTGTTCAATAGCATGTAGCCCTTCGCGCCCACTTTCAGTAAGGGCAGCGCGCGTTTGTTGCTCAGATAGGCCAGTTCCTTCGGGCGAAAACCTTCGGGCAAGCGCACGAGCCTGATCGCCATCTGCACCAAGCAATTGTCCAGGCGTTGGTGTTGCTCCTGGTACATATTGTTCTGGTGGCTGTGTTAGCGTTGCTTCAGAACCTTCAGGAAGACGCTCACGATAGAGTTGTCCTGCAACTTGCTCACCACGTTCCTTTACGCCGCCAGGAAGCCTGCGCGCCGCCGCAGAAGCGCCGCCAGCGCCAGCCAAGGCACCAAAGATCCTAGATGGCCCTTCACCGACCGTATCGCCCAGAGTTTCACCAGCCGTTCCGCTACCAACCCCCGCCGCAATAGTGGCTGGTGAAAAAGCCTCGCCAGCAGCGCGGCCAAGGGCGCGGCCAGCAGTTGCCGTGCCCCGCGCAGTTCTTATTGCTGCGCCAGGGAGGCCGCCGGCAGGAGCGCCGCCTACAAATTCGCCAAGTGTCCCGGCAATACGTCCTGGTGTTGTTTGCGCTTCATATCCAATAAATGGAACATATGGTGTTGCACCACGTACAAAATATTGGCTAGTTGGAACCGAAACGCCAGCAATTCTGTTCCAGGTGCCTTCACGCTCTTCAGGTGATTGTGATTTTCGCAACGCTTCCATAGCAGTGTTGTAAGTGCGTTCAGCCACGCCGCTCTCAGCAAGGCCAAGACTTTCAAAAGGACGGCGCGCATAATACCTAAGAGAAGGCGGCCCAATATCAGCGAGAGTACCAATGTCACCAAGAATCCCAGGCATGCCAACGACACCACGCCCAACACCAGCCGCAGCAGAACGAGCAACATCCTCCACCACTTGAGTGGGAGTATGCGTTATTTCTTGCCTAGGCCTTTCAGGCGGGATTAAAAATTGAAACCGGCTTTCACGTTCAGCCCGAGATGTGGCGTCAGCCCCACTAGGGTGCTGTTCTTGATTGGCGCGCGGTAGAAAGATAAAGTTTTCTTCATTTGCCATGGATTTTATCCTTTACCGTCCCGTGAAATAACGCAAAATACCGGGGCCAAATCGTTCTTCTATATTGCGAACAAATGCTGGAGACATGCTGTCAGCATGTTGAATAATATATGGCAACAAACGGATTCGTTGTTTTGTTTGCGGATCTTCAACTTCTTGCATGTAAATATTACGCAATGCTTCGCGTTCCCGACCATAATTAGCGTCTTGTCGTTGTGCAAACTCATTAGCCAATTCTTGGCTGGCATGGCGAAGTTGGATTTCATTCAAGCCCATATTGCTTAATTGATCTCGAGCACGAACATAAAAATTGTTCATATCAATGTTGCGTTGCTGGCCAACGTAAATATCAGACAAAATATTTGCAGCACCTTGCGGGCTGTTAGCCGCTGTTGGAACGGTAGCAAGAGCCTGGATTAGTTCAGAAGCCGCGCGACTTCCCGAACCGCGCTGCAATGCAAACGCCAATTCTCTTGAGATTTTATTAGCGCCTTCCGTTGTCCCAAGTTCTTGTGGAAGAATTTGAACGCGAGAACCAACAGAAGAAAGAGCGCTATTAATCATACCAACTGTTGATGCTACCGCCGGCTGCATTGCTCCTGGAGTAAACAAACCAGAAGTAGGCAGGCTTGCCAATTCAGAAGCCAAGCTATTGCGCTGCTGAGTTGAATCTTGAGCAATTCGCGCACCTTCAGCCGCTGCGGGATATGGATCTTCTCCTTCACGCGGAGGAGTAGTCATCGTCCTTGGCGTATCTTCAATACGCCTTGCAATAGTTTGGAGCCGTGATTGCAAATCAGGTGGGATTTCCCGATAAATGGGAGCGGAAATTGCTTGCCGCTGCCCCGTAGCCGGGGGAGGCGCGGTTGGTTGTTCTGCTGTGCCTGCTCCAGGCGGTTGAGCTTCTGGGTTTGTGGCAGAAGCCCCCTGTGCCGCAGGAGGCGGCAGCGCTTCGCTGGTGATGCGAGGGCTTGGGGCAGCAGGTTCATTTGTTGGTGCCGCAGCCCCGGAGGCCCCGGAAGCTGTGACTGGATATGGGCGTCCTTCACGAATTGCGCGATAAAATTCAGAAGCACGCACCAAGGTCGGGCGGCCATTGCGATCATAGACGCGGAATGTATTAGAATCTGCGTTATACGAACCAGCAGAAATAGCCGCCGCAAGAGCTTCTCGAGAACGCTCTTCTTGCGCCCGAGATACATCAAGTTGCCCTGCCGCTGTTACAGCACCAACACGAGAAACATTAAGCTGTTCACGTTGGCGTTGTTGTTCTTCGGCGCGTGCTTGCATTGCGGCGTATTGCTGTGCGCCACCGCCAACGCCTTGAAGTAGGGCAGCACCAAGGTAGCGGCTAGGCGAGGCCGCCATGGTCCCAACGCCACTCAGGAGCGGCACAAGCCAGTCCTGGTTGCGCTGCATCCAGTTGGGGGCTTCGCGCCTTTCTGGCGCTAGGTCGAGGCGGGCTACTCCTTGATAATCAGTCAGTAAGGGGCGCTGTTCATTAGTGGATGTATTTTGTGCTGCTCCCAAAGCATTTCCGCTTGATGACGGCGGCACGTTAGTAGAAACAGCCAGCCCAGCCCCTGGAGGTGCCCTTCGTGTAGCAGCCGCCTCTAGAGCCTGCGCCGCAGTCATATCACGGGTCAGCAAGCGGCCATTTTGAGAAAACGCAGCATCGGCTTCACGAGGCGCAACACCACGATAAATCTCATAGGCATTCGCATTAGGATCGGCATTACGAAGGGCGTTCCAACCACCTTCGCCAAGCATCCAAGCCGCATTGGTTTGTGGTCCAGTTAAGTTGCCGTGCTGGCCTTCCAGACGCGACCGGAAAGCGTTGTACACACGTGCCTGACCCGCTTCTGTATTTCGGTCTGCATCGGTCAAGCCCAATCCCGGAGCATACTGATTCCAAAGGCCATTGGTAATTCCCAAAGGCCCAGAAGACGAAGATCCTGGGGTCGGATTGCGGCTTTCAGGACGACCACCTTCATGGCGTGCTGTCATTGCACGATCAGCCGCGTAGGGATCAAGATTGGGGGCGTTTTGCGGCGGCGGAACAAGACCAGCAGTCACCAGATTACGTCTCATGCGAGCATCAAGCTCTTCAGAGGGTATTACTAAATTATCAACGGGGGCTTCAGGAGTGAATACAGGATCAGTTCCAACAACCGTGCCATCGGTCTGATACCCATGACGCATGCCGGCAAGCCCACCACCGGCAAAGTGCCCACGGTTGGCGGCATCTTCAGTCGCCTTATGATAATCAACAGTGCGGTATCCGCCGGCCATACCAACCGCGTTGGGGTGGTGCTTCTCAACGTCCTGAGCAATCAGACCGATCTGCGTGGTAGGCTCGCCCTTGTACCGATACCGAACGATGTCCTGGCCGTCGAAGGTCTTGCCGATCTTTTCAATATCGTCCTTGAGGCGGCGGTCGGATAGCATTGGCAGCATTGCCAAAAATGAACCAAACCCTTCGGCAGAACCTGCGGCCATATTTGCGGCACTCGCAGCTTCTGCGGCCCCTGCCGCAGCCTCACCAGCCCCCGCAGCAGCTTCGCCACCACCAAAAAGAGAACCAAGACTAGAGCCGGCAGAGCCAAGCGCCTTTGCGCCACCGATAGCACCACCAACTTGACCCAAGGTGCCCAGAAGACCAGAACCAGAACCAGACTGGCCAGCGCCGGCAGGCTTCGGCGTGAAGCTATCCATCGCCTTCTTGTTTTTGTCGCGCTCGTCGTCGTTCAGAACGGATTCGGGGATGTACCCGCCGGCTTCAGAGAACGGCAGGCCGCCCATGGCGTAATGGCCACGCACAAGGCCGCCTGTGTAAAAATCGCCGCCGTATCCATCAGTCTCGTAATCGCCGCCGCCACCATCTGCATTAGATGATGTTTCGGCAGCGGGGGGCGGTGCTGGCTGCGCGGCAGGCGGATTTGCCGGCGGTGTCGTCGGCGGATTTTCCCCCGTATTCCGGCGAACAAAATTTGCAGGACCGCCTTCGCTTGGGTTGTACTGGCCACCCCGGCCAATAAACCCGCGCGTACCCTCTGGATTATCCCTGTTCGGCGCGGACCCAAACAGAGCGTTGCTACCCTCCGTATACGCGCTACCAACCGAACGAGCGGCATTCAGCCCCTGCATCGCCTGCTGGCCAGCCCCAGGCTGTTCAGCGGCGCGCACCAGTTCAGCACGCATTAGCCCCCGCGAGGGAAGCTGCATCTGCGAGGTACCGTAAGCGCCACCTCGATTGCTTGTCTGGCCATACAAGCCCGCTTTACCATAAGGATACATCCCCTGGTGGGCGTTCAGGATCTCAGCCATCATTGAATTGATGTCAGGGGCACCACCAGCAGCAAAGCCCATCCCTGCCATCTCAGGCATGACAGCGCCGCCCTCAGACGAATACCCACCAGCCAAACCACCGCCGGCAAAGTGGCCGCGATCAGCAGCATCGTCAGTGGCCTTGTCGTAATCAACGGTGCGATAACCACCGGCCAAGCCCACAGCCTCAGGATGGTGCTTCTCGACATCCTGCGCGATCAGGCCAATCCGCGTGCCGGGTTCGCCCTTGTACTTGTACCGCACGATGTCCTGGCCATCGAACGTCTTACCGATCTTCTCGATGTCATCCTTCAGGCGACGGTCAGAGAAGAACGACTGCGGCGAGGTGGTCGTGGCATTGGTGGTCGTACCAGACAGCGCGCCAGTGCCCATGGCGATGTTCGCCAGGAACTGCGCGACCTGGAACGGGTAGCCCTGCTGTTGCAAGAACTGGTTGTAATTTGCCGTGTTTAGCGCCTGCTGGGTCTGCTGTTGCAAAGTGCCCGCGCCAATTTGCGCCTGGGCCCCCTTGAGTGCGCTCTCCTGGGCCTGAGTGCCCAGGCCTGCCATGTCCTTCCCGTAGCCCTGGCCCATGCCGTAAAGGCTCTGCCCAGCGCTTGCCAGGGCGGCCCGGTTGGCCTGAGAGGCGGCAAGCTGCTGCCCCTGCTGCTGCTGGGCGGTACGAAGCGCTTGCTCGTAGCCCTGGTTCATCAAACCAGAAACAGTCTGGCCAGTGGCCAGTCCCTGCTGCCGTGCAAGGTTAGCCTGGGCAATACGCCCCCGGTCGCCACCAAAGGCACCAGAGGTAATCTGGTTGCCCAGGATTTTGGATTGCTCCTCGCCCTGCTGCTGACGCAGGTTAGCCATGGTGGAACCCACCACGCTATCCAGATAAGGCGACATATACTGGTTGATGTTTTGGCCTGTCAGGGCCTCTGGGTTCACCTGCCCGGCAGAGGCCAGGGCAAGGCCAGATCCAGTCTGATAGCCCGTGTTCATGGCTTGGCCGGCAGCATCATAGTAGGGCGTGGCCATGCCCTGGGCCTGATTGATATTAGAAATGCCCGCTTGCTGAGTGCCGGTCAGGGGCGCGACAAACTCACCGCTATATGGCGTAAACGGCTGCTCTGCTGTTTTTTCTGCCCGCGCGTTTACAGAGTTGTACCGCGCCAGGACTTCGGGCGGGATGGATACGGAAGACTGCTGTGTAGTTGTCCCGGTCTTGCCACCCATATCTACACGTCCCTATTCCGTATTGGTTTCGTCGGCGGGCTTCCAGTCACCCGTCCTGGCATTGTACAGAAAAAACGCGCCAGAAGGATTACCAAACTGCCGCTCATACAGTCGCACTTTCGCGTTTGTCCGTGTATTTGACAAGACGCCAATCATTAGCGGCAAATTCAGCTTATCCGCAACACTTTTTGCAAACTCGCACAGCCTTGCCGCCCTTCCACCCTTTGCACTTCTGTACTTCGGATGGACAAAAATCGCCCGCTCTTCAATGATTTCTTGGTCAGAGTACCACATGACAGCGGTTCTGAGCAAAATAGCAGCCTCAACCGAACCGTCATCACCATCAATGATCCCAATGATGCCTTTGTCCAAGTTCAGCGCCGGCCAAATTTCTTGAAGAAGGCGTTCAGCCTTCGGTCTTACAAACCCGTTTTCATCCACCGCCATCAGGGCAAGGTCCATAATGTCGTGAACGTCAGCAGGAGTACCTATCCGCACAGTTACCCCAGTCATGTCTCTCTCCTCAGTT